TTTCTACTCTTCGTTTCATTTCAAGTCAACTCAATTCTCTACGCTCAGGCGTAAATTCTTCAGAAGGGAGGAGTTTACGATGGAAGAAACGAGCGAATCAGGACTGCAGCACCTTAGGGATGTCCTACCCTCTGCAACGTTAACCAAAATCGAGGAACTCCGGAATGACCCTGGGAGGAAGAAGGATTTTCAGAGATGGTACGTTGATTGGGAAATGGCGGACATAATCCAAGGGGCGCTTATTCGCAGAAGACCCCGCAAGGAGTTTTTAGTCTTCAGATCTGGCATTTTGGACCGAAACATTACAAAGCAATTTCGTAATGTCGCCAACACTGAAGCGAATGTGGATAGGTACAATGACAAGGGTGTTCCAAATCATTCTTGGCAACGAGCGGTGAAAGCTGGCGTGATTGCTGTTCGTAAGATGATTGGAATACCGTCTCGGTCTCTTGTCCCGATGGTTCTTTCTAAGGGGTTCGACTTAGATAGAATCTTTTCTAACCGAACCGCAAGTGCAGGCGTTATTGCACCAAAGCAGAAGAAGAAGGACTGCTATGAGGAAACGCTTCGTGTTGCCTTGCTATTAAAACAAAGGATTGCAACCAGGAAAGTCTCTGATGTCATTACTTTGCCTGCCGTTGAGTACCACCGCGCGCAGATTAGTAATTTCATGGTCAATGGTGAGGTTGATTCTTCTCAGATCAAGCTCAAGGACCGTTCAGTCTGGGGATTTGATGCAGCAACAGTTGCTATTGAAGGGCAATATGCTCGACCATTGATTGAGGCTTTAACGCACCATTTCATGCAATATGCAGGTGGTAAGTCAAATCGGCTTCTCAGTCATTTAATCTACACCTATGGTGTAGGTAAGTACTGGTGTTCAACTGACATATCTCAGTTTGACCAGCATGTACAGGCGTGGCACATTCACCTCGCGTTTAACCTCATTCGTGACCTCTTTCCGGAAGACTGCAAAAAGGAATTGGATTGGATAGAACATAACTTTATTCACACGTCAATAATTTGCTTTGATGGGCAAATCAGACATAAGAATAAAGGTGTTCCATCAGGTAGCTACTTCACACAAGTTGTAGGTAGTATTTGCAATCTAATTATGATGTGCAGTTTTCTGGCTTCGCAGAAGGAAAGTAGTTCTATTGACGAGAAAGTAAGCCACATATTTAGTGAGCTGAAACCTTGCCGCTGCGGCAGGATGAAGTATGCTTCTGTTCTTGTAATGGGAGATGACAATCTTGCTTTCACTAGGACGAAATTCAAAATCGAACAGTACGCTCAATACTCTAAGCGTGTTTTCGGTTTAGAAGTGAAGCCTGAGAAATCGGCAAGTGGTCTAGTGGAGCCTCCGGATTTTCTCAAGCGTACATGGCTTAGAAATGGTGAAACTCGTGAGCCAATTGAATTCTTCTTACAGGTGTCTCATCCTGAACACGAGAGGAAGTACAAGGAACTTAAATATTCACCGTGGCATATCCTGTACGGACTTTATGTAACGTATAAGCCCATGATGGCTCAATATTTTACAGAAAAGGAGATTATCCAAGGTATGCTGGCATCCACAACCGGTTTGAAGCCTCTGCTCACGCTGGGCCTTGATTCGAGACAGAGTGTCCCTGGATCGATCAGGTCTATGACTGAGACGCAAAGACGAAACCTCTATAATCGAGCGTCTTGGTTCGCCAGAAGCTTAGCAGCTTAATAGTTAATCTTGG